TTCCGATCTGATCCGCAGGCTGATTCAGGGCTATGTGCGGACGATCGCGAACGCGACGATCGGACTCGAGTTCTCGACTGCTCCGCAGAAGTACCTCCTCGGCATCACGGAAGACCAGTACGACGTCGTGGTCAATCAGAAGTTCCAGCAGTATGTGGGCAGCATCATCGCGGCAACGGTCAATCCGGAGACCGGCGAGAAGCCGACCTTCGGCCAGCTGCAGCAGGGGAGCATCGCACCGCATGTTGAGATGATCCGGGTGCTCGCGACACAGTTCTCGGCGGCAACCGGTCTGACGGTTACGGATACCGGAGTCGTGAACGACGCGAATCCGACCTCCAGCGATGCGATCCTGGCACAGTCTCAGACGCTGGTCAGCATGGCAGAGCAGCTGAACGTCGGCAACGGCGACGCGCTGAAGACGATCGCTCTGATGGCTCTGGCGATTGCGGATAACACGACGATGGAGAATCTTCCGGATGAGCAGAAGAACATCATGGCACACTTCCGGAACCCGGCGATGCCGTCTGTAGCGGTTACCGCGGATGCCGCGATCAAGATCGCTTCCGCCCGGGAGGCCTTCGCGCAGACCGACGTCTTCATGGAGATGGTTGGATTCGATCAAGCGGACATCCGGAGAATCAAGGCGCAGGAGCAGAGGGCGAGAGGCATGCAGGTCCTGGAGGAACTGGCAGAGGAGACAGGTGAGACAGAATGATCATATCTGACAGGTACTGGAAAACCTATATCTCCGATCTCCGGAAGCTGAGTGATCGGGCTGCAGAGGAGTTCACTGCGTATCTGCTCAGCCATGATATAAGCACGAGAGAGGGCAGGAATGCAGCTCTGGAATATGGAGCTGCACTGGTGACGAAGTACGGAGAAGGAGCTTCGGAGAAAGCCTGTCAGATGTATGACGCAGTTGCAGAGCGCACATCGAAGCGCAGACTTCCTCCGGCGGAACCGGCCACGACACCGTCTCTGGATGAGGTGGCTAAAGCGATCCAGGGAACAATGAAGTATTCCGAAAGGTCGGATGTCGTCGGAAAGACCGTCGGCCGCCTGGTCAAACAGACCGGCGTCGACACGACCATGAAGAATGCGATCCGGGACGGTGCAGAATGGGCGTGGATCCCGAACGGAGATACCTGTGCCTTCTGCCTGACACTGGCCTCAAGAGGCTGGCAGCCTGCATCGAAGAAGATGCTCAAGAATGGCCATGCAGAACATGTGCATGCGAACTGCGACTGCACCTTCGCGGTCCGGATGGACGGGGTCTCGACGGTCGAGGGCTATGATCCGGATGCGTTGATGGAGCGGTATTACGGAGCCGAAGGCGTGACTCCAACTGAGAAGATCAACTATCTGCGAAGACAGCAGTATGCGGCGAATGCGGAGGCGATTCGGGAGCAGAAGAGAGCGGCGTATGCAAGAAGAAAAGTTGAATTCAGTACAAAAGCTATCGACAATAACGAGATAGCTGCCTTTTTGTCAGTTAGAGTGGAAAATAGCATTAACAACATTGAAGAAAGAAATATGTTGAAAATAGTTGAAGATGCTACAAAAAGATACCCGGAAAAAGTTACAAGGGAGCTTGATAAATACACTGTCATATTAGGGAGCAAGCGAAATGCCTGTGATACTATCAATAAGATTATTTATTTGGGGAAAGATGTTAACATCTATGCTGTTGACCATGAAGTTGGACATGTAATTGAAAGTATGATGGATCAAGATAAATTGCACAAAATTAAACTTGACATCTTAAACGGGAAAACAATAGACGATTACGATGTTCTCACAAGAGTGAATTCTGAACGTGAATCACACACGATACTGGTATTACGACATAAAGATTTTATAACAGAGTATCAAGGTAGAATATATTCCGAAGGATTAGATGATTTATTTGAAATCATTGATGATTATGATATAATTGCTGAAAGAATGTGGGAGTTAGTGTCTGAAACATATCCATATTACATGGGTGACAAACCTGCTCCGAATAGAACAATTCAATCAATATATTCTTTGATAGAAGAGGTGAGATAAAAAATGGCAAAAGCTGAGAATGGTGAAGAGTTTTTGAAGATTAAAACATGGGAGGAGTATTGGAGCCGGAGGGATGAATTATCGCCTCTTCCTTTTGATAAAGGAATAGTAGGTCATTTAAAAAAACTGGCAGCTGAAGCAGGGATAAAATTGAACCCTAAGCCTGAAAACTGTTCAGAAACAGAACGTTGGGATATTTTTTAACCAATTCGAGGGAATACCATCACATTGTAGAGGAAAACAATATGTTTAGAAAGCATCGGGCAACCGGTGCTTTTTTAGTGGCAACACGTGCCTCAAACGTGGATCTACTCATACATCAGGAGGTAAAACGATGGATCAGACTGAAGTGAAAACTCAGGAACAGGAAGAAGCTCAGACGGAAGAGCGCACCTTCACACAGGCGGAACTCAACGCCATCGTGCAGAAGCGGGTCGGAGAGGTCTCCGCAAAGTACGAGAATTATGAGGAACTGAAGGCGAAGGCTCTGAAGTTTGACCAGATCGAAGAGGAATCCAAGAGCGAATTGCAGAAAGCGACGGAACGGGCGGACGCGCTCGAGAAGGAACTGAACAGCATGAAGAAAGCGGATGCCATGAGGTCGATTCGCACGAAGGTTGCAGAGGAGACAGGCGTACCGGTCGGCCTGCTCACCGGCGAGACAGAGGAGGTATGCCTGGAACAGGCGAAGGCGATCCTCGATTTTGCGAAGCCGGGATCCTATCCGGCTGTCAAGGACGGCGGTGAGGTCATTAAGACCGGAAAGAGAACAACACAACAGCAGTTTGAAGAGTGGGCGAAGGCCGTACTCTAGAAAGGAATCAGAAATGGCTGGAATCAACACTAACAGAACGAACATTGATCTTCCGTCCGACATTTCGGCGGAGATCCTGCAGAAGACTCAGGAACAGTCCGCTGTCATGAAGCTGGCGAAGCAGATCCAGCTTCCGGGCAGAGGCGTAACAATTCCGGTAATCACCAGTGATCCGGAGGCGGCGTGGGTCGATGAGACCGGCGTCAAGCCGTCCGCGAATCCGGGACTCGAATCGAAGATCATGCAGGCGTACAAGCTTGCGGTCATCGTTCCGTTCTCTGATGAGTTCAGACGTGATCTGCCGCAGCTGTATCAGGCGCTGGTCGGCAGGCTGCCGGGAGCGCTCGCTGAGAAGTTCGACGGAACCGTCTTCGGAAACGTCACCGCGCCGGGAGCGAACTTCGACACGTTTGCGGCCTGCACCGCTCAGAGTCTCTCCACCAGTGCGTATGGCGGACTCGTTGCGGCAGATACGGATATCGCGACTCATGGCGGTATTCTGAACGGCTTCGTCCTTGCTCCGCAGGGCAAAGGCATCCTGCTGGCGGCAGTCGATGACAACAAGAGACCGCTGTTCATCAACAGCGTAGCGGAAGGCGCGATTCCGATGATCCTCGGCGCGAGAACCGAGCTCAGCAAGGCGGCGTACAAGGCAGGCACGCCGAATGTTGTCGGTGTGGCCGGCGACTGGACACAGGCTGTGTACGGTACCGTTCAGGGCGTACAGATCAGCTTCGCGGATCAGGCGACGCTGACGATCAACAGCAACCAGGTCAATCTGTGGGAACGCAACATGTTCGCAGTCAGAGCGGAGATCGAGATCGGATTCCGCGCCGATACCTCTGTCTTCAACAGACTGACCGCGACGGCATAATGGTAAAGCTGATCAATCGTCTGACCGGCACTGAGATGTGGGTCGCGGAAGAACGTGCAGAAGAATATAAGGCGGCAGGCCATGAGCCTGCCGCTTCTGCTGCAGAGACCACGAAACCAGCGCCGAAAAAGGCGGCGAAGTCTGCGAGGACAACGAAGAAGTAGGAGGTGATCCGGATGGCATACGCAGCAGTACAGGACGTACAGGATCGGATGACCAGAACGTTAAGCGAAGAGGAACAGACGGTATGTGGCAGCCTTCTCGAAGATGCTGCAGTGATCATCGACACATTCAACTCGAATGCTTCATCCGGCGCGAAAATGGTTGTCTCCTGCAGAATGATTGCCAGGGCAATCGGAGACGGTGGCCAGACCGGCGTTCCGATCGGAGCCTCTCAGGGCAGTATGTCTGCACTCGGTTATTCACAGAGCTGGACGATCGGCGGAGGATCTACCGGAGAACTGTACCTGTCAAAGCTAGATAAGCAGCTGCTCGGTGCCGGTAACCAGATCGGATCCTACAGCCCGGTGGAAGCGCTTGTGCCGGAATCGGAGGCGTAGCATGAGAGGAATCACGGTAATACTCTACGACCGCACAGAGACCGGAAGGGACAGACTGAATCATCCGATTTACAGCGAGGAGCCTGTCGAGGTCGAGAATGTGCTGGTTGCTCCGATGAATAGCACGGAGGTCCTCGAGACATATAACCTCACCGGACGGAGAGCCTCCTATCAGATGGCAATCCCGAAGGGCGACACACATGATTGGTCCGCGGGGAAGAAGGTAAGCTTCTTCGGCGAGACGTGGCGGATCATCGCGATCCCGACCGAAGGCATCGAGGGCCTGATCCCGCTCAGTTGGAACAAGAAGGTGCAGGTGGAACTCTATGAGCAAGGTTAAATTCAAACTGAATCGTGCCGGCGTGAGGGATCTCCTGCGTTCTGATGAGATGATGAGCGTGTGCAAGGAGTATGCGTCCGGAATTCAGGCGAGAGCGGGAGATGGCTACGAGCTGACGACGCATGTCGGACCGAACCGTGTGAACGCATCCGTTCATGCTGCGACCGCTGAAGCGCGCCGGGACAACTACGAGCACAACACCTTGCTCAAGGCCCGTGGAGGTGTCAGATGATCGAAACGATGTTACTTGACTATCTCGAGGCGCACCTCAGCGTCTTCGTCGGTATGGAAGCGCCGGAACAGGTCGCAGATTACGTCCTGATCGACAAGACAGGAAGCAGCAGGTGGAACCATATCATCACATCGTCCTTCGCAATCCAGTCATACGGAGCATCGCTCTATGACGCTATGACTCTTAATGCGGAAGTCGTTTCCGTGATGGAAGGCTTCGAGGAGCTCCCGGAGATCACCCGGGTGGAGCTCGAAACGGATTATAACTTTACGAATGCGGAGACCAAGCAGTATCGCTGGCAGGCCGTGTTCAATATCACACACTATTAGAGAAAGGAGACAGCATATGTCTACAAATGCAGCCAACGTCTCCGCTGGCAAGCCGAAGATCGGCGGATACGCGCACTGGGCGCCGGCCGGAACCACTGCTCCGACTGACGCGGTGACCGCTCTCGCGGCCGCATTCCTTGATATGGGTTTTATCAGCGAGGACGGTGTCACCAACAGCACCGAGCGTGAGAGCAACGATATCAAGGACTGGGGCGGAACGACGGTCATGTCTGTGCAGAACGGATTCACGGATACGTTCTCCGCAACGTTCATCGAAGCGCTGAACCTCGATCTGCTGAAGCGCATCTATGGAGGCAGTAATGTCAGCGGATCTCTGGCGGATGGCGTAACGGTTAACGTCAACTCCTCGGAACTCGAGACGGGCATCTGGGTCTTCGACCTTGTGCTGAACGGAGATGTCAAGCACAGGATCGTGATCCCGTCCGGCAAGATCACCGAGGTCGGCAAGATCACGTACAACAGCAGCGACGCGATCGGATACGAGGTCACGATTACGGCCTTCCCGGACGCGACCGGCGACACGCATCACAACTACTACAAGAGCGCATAGCGCTCGGGAGGATCTATGATCGGTAAACTGAAAGACGGATACGAAGTTGAGATCAACGAGAAGGCGCTGAATGACTGGCGGTTCCTGACTACTCTCCGGAAGATCGACAAGGGCGAAACCGGCATGATTGTCGACACCGCGGAGCTCCTGCTCGGCGGGGAAGACCAGGTCGAAGCTCTGGCAAAGCATCTGGAGCAGGATGGCGTGACGCCGGTCGATGCCATGATCGCCGCGCTCGGCGAGATCATGGAGTCCGTCAACGCGGCAAAAAACTCATAGTCCTCGCCAGCATGCTGAATCTCGATGAGGACGCACTGATCTGCGACCTTGCCGAGACTTATCACATCTACGACTACAGGTCGCTGCCTCTGAAGATGGCGGCGACCTTGTCAGCTGGCCTCCGGGACGATTCCCGGATCAAACAGAAGCTGTCCGGAGCTCCTGCCGGCATCGATACCATACTGCTGGCGACGATCGCCGACCGTGTAGAGGCATTCCGGTACGGGTTCTCCGAGGACGCGTCGAAGGGCGTCAACCGGCCGCTTTCGCTCGTCGGCGCACTGTATGGCGAGGATCAGAACAGAAAGAACAAGAGCGGTGTCGTGGGCTTTGAGACGGCAGAAGAGTTTATGGCCGCTCTTGCGAGAATCGAAGGAGAATAACTATGGCAGGTACATCCTTAGGGACTGCATATGTTCAGATCGTTCCATCTGCGCAGGGGATCTCCGGTTCCATAGCGAGCGTACTCGAACCGGAAGCTGGCAAGGCAGGTGACAATGCAGGAAAGACGATGGCGTCCAAGCTTAAAGGATGGATCGTGAAAGCCGGAATTGGTGCTGCACTTACCAAAGGGATCAAGGCGAGCATGGACGAGGGAGCGAAGCTCCAGCAGTCATACATCGGCGGCTTGGAGACGCTGTACGGCGATTCTGCAGAGGTTGTAAGGGAACATGCAAGGTCGGCGGCCGAATACGGTCTAAGCATGAACAGTTATGCTGAACAGGCAGTTTCTTTCGGCGCGGCACTTAAAGGCGCTTATGGTAACGACGTAACAAAAGCGGCGGAGGCGGCAGATAAAGCGATACAAGCTATGGCAGACAACTCCGCAAAGATGGGCACAGACATCGAGTCTGTCCAAAACGCATATCAGGGCTTTGCCAAGCAGAACTATACGATGCTCGATAACCTCAAGCTCGGGTATGGCGGAACGAAGCAGGAGATGGAGAGGCTCCTTGCTGATGCAGAGGAGTTTTCGGGCGTTCATTATGACATCAATAATCTGGGCGATGTATATGAAGCTATAAGCCAGATTCAAACCAAGTTAGATATTGCAGGCAGTGCTGCAGATGAAGCCGGGAAGACCTTCAGCGGATCCTTTAACGCGATGAAGGCGGCGGGGCAGAACTTCCTCGGAAGCCTGGCGCTTGGTGAGGGAGTGCAGCAGTCGCTGAGTACACTGATAACATCGGCGTCGACGTTCTTTTTCAATAACTTCCTGCCAATGCTCGGGACGATCATCCGGGGTATCCCGGGAGCGGTATGGACGTTCCTGCAGCAGGGTGTTCCGCTGCTGCTGACCAATATCTCTTCGCTCGTATCCACTCTGGCGAATTCGCTGACCGGAGCAGCCAACGGCCTCACCAGCGAGAAGGTTCTCGCCTGGGCACAGACAACGCTTCCGAAGATCATCTCCGCTGCTGGAAAGCTGATCGGACAGTTCGCACAGTCACTCTTAAAGAATCTCCCGAAGATCGTATCCGCGATCGGTAAGATCGGGGCCGCCATCGTCAGAGGACTCGGATCCGCGATCTGGGGCAAGGTCAGGACGGCAGCAAACGGTATTAAAGACCGTTTTCTTACTCCGATCAATAACCTCAGAGACCGCGTGAGAAACATCATCGACCGGATCAAGGGATTCTTCCACTTCAGCGTGCCGAGACCGAATATCCCGGTACCTCACTTCAGTATTACGCCTTCCGGGTGGAAAGTAGGAGATCTGCTGAAGGGCAGCATCCCGAAACTCGGCATCACTTGGTTTGCAGAAGGCGGTATTGTGGATGGCCCGACGCTGTTCGGAGCAGGTGAGGCCGGTCCTGAGGCGATCCTCCCGCTGTCAAGGCTGAGCAGTTTCTTCGCGATCGACTACAACCGTCTGGCGGCCGCGCTGGTGCGCGCCATGTCAGGCATGAACATGGTCTCCACAGTCGAGATCGACGGCAGGGAAGTGGCCAGATCGACCGCTCCGTTTATGCAGAGCGAACTGGACATCCGGCAGCAGAGGAGCAACCGTAAACTTGGATTTGTATAGGAGTATGACGTATGGACAGAACAGATCTGCCGCAGGAGGCGCTGAAGATTGACGGACAGTACATTGAGGATCTCCTGCCTGGATACCGGACGATCAAGACATCCGGACGGGAGTCGCTCTATCCGGAGATCGAGACATCTACAGTCGGATCCCGGCCGGGAGAGTTCCTGGACTCCTTCCGGTATCCGCAGCGTGAGATTGAAGTGGAGTTTGTCCTGCACGGATCCTCGCTGGAGAATCTGAGGGACAAGCTCGAGCAGCTGAATGACATTCTGTCTGTGGACGAGCGGGATCCTCAGCCGGTCACCTGCATCTTCAACGATGAATCGGATCGCTTCTATCTTGGCGTTCCGGTCATGCAGGACGACTTCAAGGACTACAAGAATGCCGCGACAGGAACGTTTAAGATCTGCTGCACGGATCCGTTCAAATACTCCGTAACGGAGTACGAGGCACAGCCGACAGAGGATGACGGAAGCACCTTTGCCATCAACTACGGCGGAACTTATCCGTCCTTCCCGGTCCTCGAGACAGACTTCTACGGGAGCGAGGATCAGGACAACACAAGCGGGGAGTGCGGCTTTGTCGCCTTCGTGAATGACAGAGGGAAGATCCTGCAGTTCGGCAACGTCAATGAACCGGACGCGGTCGCGGAGAAGGTTAACGAGGTTCTTTCCAGTAATTCCTGGACCATCTCGAAGCAGATCCTGTCGGAACCTTTCAACAGTCTGACCGGCTGGGCTCTGAATCGTGGATACACCTCAATGGCCACCTACACGCAGGTCGGGACGGCAAAGGCTGCCGTCATTGGCACCGGATCGGACAAGTCCTTTCAGGGGAACTCCTTCAGCACCGGAAGCCAGTGGCACGGTCCGACCATCACGTATACGCTTCCGAGCGACGGAGGTAATCCGGCAACGGTCGGAGCGAAGAACTTCCGGTTCCACGCATCTCTTCGTTTCTGCACCACGAATGTCGCGGCGACAGCCAAGAAGCAGATGGGCAACTACCAGTGCTGGATGCTCGATGAGAACGGCGCATACATCTGCGGTGTTCAGATCTGGAAATACAGCGGAGGCACGGTCGGGAAAATCCGGCTCTACGTGAACGGCGCCGGTGTCGTCAAGGAATGGACGAACGTCGACTTCAGCTACAACAACAAGTATTTCGGCATGAAGAAGAAGTCGACGGACAAGCGTCCGTGCAACGTCGACATGACGAAGAAGGGCGGGAAATTCACCTTCAACATCGGAGGGCTCAGCTTCTCCTTCCAGTTCGACTCGCTGGAGAATACGGTGGCGAAGAAGGTCAGCATGTACCTCGCGCAGTGGGCAACGAATCCGGTGCTGTCGTACATGGGAGTCTATTCGTGCAGCATGTTCTCGGACTCCGTCATACAGACGAGAACGACAGAGACGGCCGATGAGCTGACCGGCTTGGTGGATATCGTGAACACGTTCGGTACGAACGACGTGCTGATCGCAGACTGCTCGGACGGATCGGTCCGGCTGACGAACTCTACATCAGAAGCGGAAGGCGGCCTGCATCCGGAGCTCGGCGCGCTCGGCAATGACTGGGAGGAGTTCACGCTTGTTCCGGGAACGAACCGGATCACAACGATGTATTCCGACTGGGTGCAGGACGCATATAAGCCGACCTTCAGAATGAGATACAGGGAGCGGTTCCTATGATCATATATTTTGCAACCCGCAATATGGAGATCCTCGGGACCGCCTCGACAGGACTGCCGGGCGGAATCTCCGTCATCGACGATGAGAAGGAAGAGGACATCGAGAGCGGACACGCTTCACTGAGTTTGACACTGTCATACCGGGAGGATCTCAGGCTCCCGCTGGAGCAGATGACAGCGGGCGGGAACTACGTCCTCCGGGAGATCGAAGGAGACGCGGAGTGCTACACCATCATTGAAGGGGAGACGGAGACGAAGGCGAAGACCAGAACGCTGTACTGTGAGGACGCCGGTCTCGATCTCCTGAACGAGATCTGTGCTGCATATGACGCACCGTCCGCGATGTCCATTGCTCAGTACGTCACGCTGTTCGCCGGAGATTCCGGCTTCAGCCTCGGCGTGGACGAGCTGCCGAACCTCGTCCGGAAGCTCTCCTGGGACGGCGAGAGCACGGCTGCCGAGAGGCTCCGCTCTGTTGCGACACAGTTCGACGCGGAACTGTCTTACTCGTACCGGATCGAGCGGATGGCCGTAACCGGCATGTACGTTAACATCTGGAAGAAGCGGGGAACGGATGCCGGCGTAGAACTGCGGCTCAACCGGGATATCAACAACATCCGGGTAAAGGAATCCGTTGCGAACCTCATCACGGGTCTGATCGCAACCGGCGGCACGCCGGAGGGAACCGACAAACCGATCACTCCGGAAGGGCTCACCTACGATGACGGGGACATCTTCCTGAGGGGCGCCAGACTGTACTGCAGATCGGCATCCCGGATGTACTCCCGGATCGGCGGCTCTTCCTACATCATGGGACAGTTCAGCTACGAGACGACCTCGAAGCAGGAACTCCTGAACAGGGCCGTCAGCCATCTGAAGCAGTATTCGAAGCCGGAGGTGAATTACGAGTGTGAGATCCTCCGGGGCCTCGATTCGTGTCACATCGGAGACCGGGTCAATATCGTTGACGATGCCGGCGGACTGTACCTGTCGGCGCGGATCCTCGAACTGACTTCCTCGGCGACGAAGGGGACGAAGACGGCTACACTTGGAGAGTATCTGATCAGAACCGGCGGGATCTCGGCACAGATCGAGGCGCTGGCAGCTGATTTTGCCAGAGCCAAATCGCCGGTGATCTACTCGGTGGAGATCACATCCTCTGCAGGCGACGTCTTCATCGACACACACATCGCGACGACGCTGACGGCGCACGTATATCGGAACGGATCGGAGATCTTCGGATCGCAGATATCCGCTGCCGGCGTGATCCGCTGGTACGATCAGAGCGATCTGACGACGCCGCTCGGAACGGGAATAACTTACACGATCCTCGATTCGGATGGGATTGACGCGATCAATATAACGGCAAGACTGGAGGATGAGTAATGGCTGAGATTAAGGCGGAGGCGTCAAAGAGCCTGACGTCGATCAAGGATGTCAATGACCTGGCATCCGCAGCTGCCGCACAGGCGGAAGCGACAAATCAGTATTTCTGGTTTGCTGAATCCGATACCGGAGCCGGTGCGGGAGCACATGTCACAGAGACCCCGCAGGAAGACTTCCTCGATGATCCGACGAACGGAGGAGGAAACGTTCATATTACGAGCAATGGGATCTCTGTCCGAAATGGGATTGAGACACTCGCGTCTTTCAGCGCTAATGGCGTACAGGTCGGAGCAGATAGTACGCAGAACTTTCGGATCACAAGCGACGCCATTCGGGCACAGAATGCGGACGGGTCGAACTTTTTCGCGATCACATCTAGCGTCGGCACCATCGTGTCGGATGTACAGGTGTACGGAGAGGTCGAGAGCTCGATCATCGCAAAGAGCATCACGCTGGACGCAGGCGGCATCGAGCAGGGCGCGGAGATATATTGCCTCGGTTTGACGATGGATGTCAAGCTGTACAACCTGTACAACAATGACTTCTCTAGCTACACTATTGATGGCGGCGGGACACTCGTTATCACCGGGAAACGGCCTGCCGTCCCGGGGTTTGCGAGCAACACATCATTCCTCGTCGACTTCGAAAACCCGCCGAGGTTCGAGGAGGGTACAGCGTCGAGCGTCACGAGTGAGTTCACCGGGGCCTTTATCGACGATGATGGGGCAGGGTATACGCTGACCTTGACCGCAACGGTAAGCTACGACGGCGCGTCGACAGTGACAGTTCAACCTATCGCAAAAACACTCACGAACACGTCCGGGACGCCAAGCGGAAAGACGAAGCTAAACACGACAGAATCCGGGTATTCTGTACCGCAGATCCGAGCGACGTCTGCGGTGACATATGCCCCGGCCTTCACGCTCGGTGTTCGTGATGGCGATGAGGGCGCGATGTCAACGGTCGTTGGGCGGTTCCTATATGCGGAGGACGACGACCAGTTCGCGATAGGCCACTACAACGTCCGGGATGTCGGTTCTCACGCCTTTATGATCGGGAACGGAACGGAATTGAACCGGTCGAACGCCTTCGCCGTGGCTTGGGACGGAGATTTCGAGTTCGGGCTGGATGAGACGGCGGGGGCAGGGACGGCGGACGGAGACTTGTACGCCGCCATCACTGCGCTCGGATGGGAAAACGAGGTGATCGTATGATCGACGCAAAAGTGATGTTCACAAAGATCCTGCAGATGCTGAAGGAGCACGACACATCCTACGTAGCAGGGGAAGACGACGCCGGGAGCTGGCACTGGCGCAGGTACAGCAACGGGCGGTTTGAGGCGTGGCTGAATACCAGCACGACCGTCACCCTTAATACGGCGCTCGCGGGTGCGGCAGGATGGTACCGGAACGGATCAGCGTACACGCTGACGGCTCCGTCCGCGATTGGTGGGACGCTCGCGGTCACTCATGCGGATATCCATCCGATCACCGGTCTTGCGTCCACGATGGCGGTGGTCACCGGGCTGAGTGGGGCGCGGGTGAGCTACTACGTCATCTCACCGGCGACTTCTTCAACAGCCATATCCAGCAGGGCCACAACGATGACGGCATACGTACAGGGCACTTGGTCATAGGAGGCAGCAATGGTAGTTGAGACATGGAGAACGATACAACTGATGTTCGCAGCAATCGGCGGATTCTTGGGCGGCTTCCTGGGGGGAATAGACGGACTAATGTATGCCTTGATAGCCTTCATCATCATAGATTACATCACCGGCTTCATGTGCGCGGTTATCGAGAAGACATTAAACAGCGAGGTTGGCGCGAGGGGCATCTTCAAGAAGATCATGGTGCTTCTTCTGGTTGGAGTCGCGAATCTGGTAGATGTGAACGTGATCGGGTCCGGAGCGGTGCTCAGGACTGCGGTCATTTTCTTTTACCTGTCCAATGAAGGAGTCAGCATACTCGAAAACGCGGGCAGACTTGGACTGCCAATTCCGGCAAAGCTCCGAGCGGTGCTTGAGCAGCTCCGGGACGAGGACGAGGATCCGGAACAGGATGAGGATCTGTGGCTGAGCGATTATCTGAACGAGGATCCGGAGGAGGACGAAGATGGCAACAGGGAATGATGTGATAGCAGAGGCCAAGAAGTATCTTGGCAAGGGCGGTTCAACATTTTGGAACGCATACGGCAGCGGCGCAGCAGACTGGTGCTGCATGTTCGTATGGTACGTCATGCAGAAGTGCGGAGCATCCAAACAGTTTCTGAACGGCGGCAAGACCGCGTGGGTCCCAACAGCGCAGGAATGGTTCGCGAAGAACGGCACGAAGGTTGCGCTCAAGGATGCGAAGGCCGGCGACATCGTGATTTTCACGTGGGACGGTGGATCCCGTGACCACATCGGATTCGCGATCAAACCGCTGAGCGCTTCGGTGCTTCAGACGATCGAGGGTAACACCGGGACGAAAAACTACAACACCAGCGAGGTCGAGGTTCGGAAGCGTCCGGCGTCGTGCATCTATGGGATATATCGCCCGAAATATGAGGAGGCGAAGAAAGTGACATACGGCGAAATACGCAAGTACAAATGCAAACAAGTCGCGCACGTTTACAAGAACCATTCCATTGCTTCCGGCAGAACGGGAGCGGATACAAACGTCGGCTCCATCTATTCGGCGACTAAGTGGGTGAACGAATGGATTTACGTCCCGTCTCTAAAAGGCTGGGTGCCTACAGCCGGGTCGGGCGGTGTATATCTGGAGAGATTGCAGAAAATCCGCTATATCGTAACAAATCCGGGCGGGGTGAATGTCTACAAGGACCATTCGATTAAATCCACGAAACTCGGCAATGTCATTGTCGGTGCATTTCTCACGGTAACGAAGTGGTATGACAAATGGGGATATGCTCCAGCCGTTTCGGGCTGGGTAGCTATGTCATGCCTGTCCTACGAAACACTCGGAACGCGGTTATTCCGGGATTGCATACTGAACGGCAACCGACTCGCGGAAGCCGGGGTGCGTTATAGTCAAGACTCGCCGCCTCGAACGATTGAGGGTGCTATCGTAGCGAAAGAAACGGATTGCGCGCACTACGTCTCGTTTGCTTATCAAGACGAAGGCATTCTGACGCGCGGCGAATACATTTGGCTCGACAGCGGAATCCACGGAACGAAACAGGGCGTCAAGGAAATCACGACGTCGGATCGCGTCCGGGTGATCCGCAACTATAAC